TTTTGGTTAAGGAGCACGGCACGAATAATGAGTTCTGGCTGAACACCAATTATATTACTGAAATGGATAAAATGGTTGATCACGAAGGCGTCAATTTCCTGCGTGTGTATATGGCGAATGGACGCGTATCGTTTCAGGATATCGGCTGCGACGGAAACGTGATCGCCTATGCCGAGAACAAGGACCTGCTCGAAATCCGAAAGGAGCTCAGCCGAATCAATGATAATCTGAATCAATTAAACCGGGAGATTAAACGAAAATGAGACTGACACGATACAGCAACAATAAACCAGTGAACATTTCGGCGAACCAGATTGAAACAATAACAGAAGGCCAAGAAAGTTTTGGAGAACGAGACTATCCATATTCTGATGTTACGGATAAAAATGGACAAACTTTTCGCGTGATTGAAAGTCGTGATTTTATTGAGAAGTTACGTGAAGAGGAAACGATATTCAACAGGAGGACCGAAGAAAATGAGCAAAATCATTGATCTGATTGCAAAAGGCGGTGCTGTTCTGGACCGAAAAGCCGAATGGAAATGGCAGAAGGACGGTGAAAAGATCCTGACCAGGGGAGGCACCTTCGTACTGATTGCCAGCGGACTGTATGCTGTCAAGAAGACGAACGATATTCAGGACCTGCTGCAAGATACGCGGAAGCTCATTGATGAAGCGAAGGCAGACGGCGATAAAAAGAAGATCCGGAAAGCCAAATTTGATCAGGTGAAGAAGGTTAGCAAGTGCTATATCTTGCCGGTGCTCGGAGCGGCAGTTTCTGCAAAGATGATCGACGGAGGACTGGCGAAATCCGCTGAAAAGACGGCCGCCATGGCAGCGACGGCGACTTTATATGCCACAACGCTGCGGAATTACCGAAAAAATGTGATCGCGGAGTACGGAAAAGAAGCGGATCAGCGATTTTTGACGACTCAGAAGGTCAAAGGAGCCGTTTCTGAGGTCGAAAATGCGGATAGAACGAAGCAGAAACCCGAGAAAAATGAGGACGGGACCATTACGCTGCCGGTTAATCCGAATGCGCTGAAGATTATGTACAGCCGATATATGACACCGGAGATTTGGCATGACAGTTTTGCGCTGCGAATTGCGACACTGAATGCGATCCAGAATGAGCTGGATATTATGCTGATCAGTAACGGACATCTGACTTTGAACGATCAGAGGCGAAAATTCGGCGGTCCGAAGATGGATGTTGGGATCGGAGGCGTGATCGGACGCATCTGGGATCCCGGAAATTCGGAAAATCCAAGAGGTGGAAGGCGAATTAACCTCCATTTTGAGGACGATATCGACTTTATGGAGGGTCGGAAGGACTGGTGCTGGATTATTTTCGACGTTGACGACGAACCGATCATCGGAAGGATGGATGAAAAGTTTACGGAGGTTGAAATGCCGTGAACAATGTGATTATTATTACCGTCGTGGCCATTTTCAGCTACATTTTTGGCTTTCTGACAAGTGAACTGGCCAGAAAAATCGCAGAAGAGGAGCGCGGAAAGCAAATTCGGGCTCAAAAAGCGGCCAAATGCCCGTATGAAATTGAAAAATCAGCAGTTATAGCACCACAAATTAACAAATATTATCAAAAAGGAGAGTAAATCAATGGATCAAATGAAAAAAGCACCGAACGCGAAGCAGGATAACCGGTTTTTGAAGGGACTTTTGACCGGAGGAGCGGTCGGAATCGGGATCGGAGGCCTCGGCGGATACTTTTTGGCCAGAAAAAAGGTGCTGAAAAGGGCAAAAGAGGACCTGAAAAAGGCATATAAGCGCGGATACGATAAGGGAACGGACGAAGCAACGAAGGAAGCCCAGGAATGGATCAGCGAAAATGTCGTTGTGGCGTCCAGTTATGATCCGGCGGATATTCAGAAGGCAATTGATGAGCATTTTGACAAACCGGAAACACATAACGAGGAAAAAACGAAGGTTGAAACGGTCGAACCGCAGATAATGGTCGAAGCTTATGATCATGCGCTGGAGGAATCAGCAGAAAATATGGATGAGTGGAATCTTTCCATTGACGGAGAGGATTCCCAGAAGAGGAGCGAAGAAAGGGAAAGGTATCTCGAATTGATTGACAAGTATCAGCAGCATCCGGAAGACGGTCCGATGCATATTTCTCGAAAGGATTTCGAGGAAGAATGCTATCTGGACAAGGACTGGGTGACGTATTATGCAGGTGACAACGTATTCGCCAGTGACAAGGACGCCGACAGCAAGATGGACGCATTCGCAAATTTCGGCGTGGTCAACGGAAACGATCTTTTTACAGGACCGATCGTGCGGATTGACGATGACGGAAACGTGATCGAGGATGATGACAATGATGATCCAAACATCACATATATCCGGAACTTCCGGCTGAACACCGTGTATGAAGTCACGCGAACGGTCGGGAGCTATGAGGCCATGCGGTCCGGGGAGGTATTTTTAGAGAATGGCCAGTCAGGTTAAATTGCCGGAGATCTCTGAAGATATTGAGAGTTATTTCCGATGGCTGAATGCGAAAAGCGGGCTCGATAATTGGGAACTGGCGAAGGTTTTATATGAAACGGACTTCCGATGGGTGGTTGACGATGACAAAAATCGGGCGGAAGACGGGCTGAAATGGCGAGATCGATATGCAATGGAGGTCGGAATTGATCCTTTGAATATATCGGAGGCAGTTCTTCGCGACCGTATTCGGAAGAGTATTCATGGAAAAACGAGCTGTTATGAGGTCATTTTGTCGCTCTCTGAGAACCTGGATTCGATGGTGAACGAGGATGAAGAGAGTATGACGCCGATGTTTTTCGGAATTCTGATCGGAAATCTGGGCCTTTTGAAAGAGAATTCTGTTGAGAAATGGCAAGAAATTCTGGAAAAATGGCTCGATCGATGTGACACTTTTACGATTTTTCCTGTTACACTTTTGGAAAACTGTGACAGAAAAGTGTCACAAACGGCCAGTTTATGGATGTTGATGAATCGCTGGCTGGAGGCCAATTCGGACGAAAATGGGCATTTTGTGACAGAAAAGTGTCACAATGTTACACTTTTAAAATGAAAGTGTAACAGCCTCTAGCCCTTATAAATCAAGGCTTCCAGCGTTTTCTGTTACACTTTTACACTTTTTTTCTAAACTTACGCGCAAAAAATAATAAAATTCTATAGGGTAATATGAAAACGCGAAATTTGTGTAACACGTGTAACAAAACTGATTTTTAATCTATTCAACAAAAATTTAAAAGAAAGGAGGACCGAACGCGTGTAATGGATTTTTATGAGATTAAGATCCGCCAGCCGAAGGAAGGGAAGATCGAAGTCTATCCGGAATTCCTGATCGACGATTCCAAAGATCTGATGGTTCGGGGCGGTGATTTTTATGCCGTATGGGATGAAGCGATCCAGATGTGGAACACGAACAAAAAACGAATTCAGAAACTGGTTGACGATGATATCTGGCGTAAGACGGAAGAGCTGAGGCAGAGTGAACTGGCGGAAGGAAAGAAGATTACGCCGCTATTGATGCGAAACAATTCCAGCAAGAGATGGTCGGAGTTCGTGACATATTGCAAAGGACTTCCGGACGATTTTCATCAGCTGGATGAGAAGCTGACATTTCTGGACACGAAGGTGAAACGTGAAGACTACGTATCCAGACGGCTGCCATATTCGGTGAAGGAAGGCGAGATGGCCGGATGGGAAGAACTCATATCCACGCTGTATGAACCGGACGAGCGACAGAAGATTGAATGGTCAATCGGATGCATATTGTCCGGCGACAGCAAGAAGGTTCAGAAGTTCCTGCTGTTCTATGGTCCTCAGGGCAGCGGCAAAAGCACCATCCTGAATATTGTCAAAAAACTGTTTGACGGATATTGTGCAAAGTTCGATGCGAAAGGTCTGGTGACCGGGAACAATGCATTTATCCTGGAAAGCTTCAAGAGCAATCCGCTGGTGGCAATTGATGAGGATACAAATTTAAGCCGCATCGAAGACAACGCGGTATTGAATACGATCGTCAGTCATGAGCCGCTGCGGATGAACGAGAAATTCAAGAGTACCTATGAGTTCCGGCCGACAGCATTTCTGATGATGGGTACGAATCAGCCTGTGAAGATTACGGATGCGAAGTCGGGCATTATTAGAAGGCTGATTGATGTAGAACCCAGCGGAAGAAAAATCCGGCCGGAACGGCATTATGACGAACTGATATCCCAGATTGACTACGAGCTTGGAGCAATCGCATATCACTGCCTGAAGTTATACAAGAAGATGGGGCGCACATTCTATTCGGATTATATTCCGACGAAGATGATGTATCGGACGGATCCGTTCTTCAACTTCATGGAGGACAAGGCTCCGATATTTCTGCGTAACGGAGGCGTTACGGCGAATGAGCTCTGGGCGATGTACAAGGATTGGTGTGACGAGAGCGGAGTCGATTTCAAGAAGAAACGCTTCGAGGTCATTGAGGAAGCAAAGAATTATTTCAGCGAATTCGAACGGATGACTCGGGTCGATGGAAAACAGGTAAGGAGCTGGTTTTCTGGAATTCGGATGGAGAAATTTCAGGAGGAGTTTCAGGGAAAGGAGGAAGGAGAAGGAAGTCCTGTAAAGGAGTACACGCCTCCGGAATGGCTGAGTCATTTTCGGCATGTCGACGACTGTATATTCGATCGAGAGTTTGCCGAATGCCCTGCACAGTATCCGATGGACGACGGTAGCGGACGGCTGGAACGCAGCTGGGCGAAATGTACAACGAAGCTGAAGGATATCGACACTTCAAGAGTACATCATGTTCGCGTACCCGGAAATTTGGTGACGGTCGATTTTGATCTGAAGAACGCATCCGGAATCAAGGATTTTGAGGCGAGCTGCCGAATGGCCGGACAGATGGGTTTGCCACCGACATATGCTGAGATGAGCAAGAGCGGCGGACTACATCTGGAATACTGGTATGATGGAGATGCCGAAAAGCTGAGTCATATGCTGTGCGAAGATGTTGAGATTAAGGTGTTTCCGGACGATCAGCTGGGAAGTCTGAGGCGAAAGCTTTCCGTATGTAATAACCTGCCGATCGCGCATATTTCCAGCGGGCTTCCTTTGAAGGAGGAAAAAGTGATCGATAAAGAGGCAGCAAAGGATGACAAGCATTTAAGAAACCGTATCATGATGGCAATCCGGAAAGAGGTGAAGCCCGGTGCGACGGTGACGTGTGTCAGCTATATTGATGATGAGCTGAAGAAGGCACAGGCGGCCGGGATGAAATACGATATTCGGGACCTGAGCGATTCGATTTATGCACTCGCGGCTTCAAGTCATCATCATGCGCAGGAGTGTATTGACAAGTATTATCAGATGAAGATGGTATGGCCTGAGGAAGAAATCGTTTCGGTTGATATTCACGACGCGCCGCTGGCTGATAGGAGTATGGCACCGGAAATTGTTCTGGACGTGGAAAGCTGGCCGAACTTATTTCTGATCGTTTACAAGGAACTGGAACCGGACGGTATCCCAGCAATCGAGAAGATCCGTAAAGGCGAGAAACCGTTGAAGGAATGCATATTTATGTTCAATCCGAAGAGCTTCGAGGTCGAGCGGTTATTTGACATGCGGATCATCGGGTTCAATAATCTGAACTATGATAATTCGATGTTGTACGGATGCTGGCTTGGAAACACGACGCAGGAACAGAGTTTGCTGAGTAATGGGATTATTCGCGGAAGCATACGACCATATCGGGAAGCAAAGAACATCAGTTATACGGATGTGTTAGATTATTCCAGCGAGAAAAAGTCTCTGAAGAAATTCGAGATCGAGATGCATCTGCCGCACCAGGAAATGGAGACGGACTGGACACAGCCGTTACCCAAGGATTTGTGGCAGAAGGCAGCGGAATATTGTCAGAACGATGTGCTAGCGACGGAGGCTGTTCATCTGAGCAAGAAACGACAGGCCGATTTCAAGGCAAGGGAAATCTTGGCGGATATTACCGGGATGACGGTCAACGACACAACAAACAATCTGACTGCGCAGCTGATATTCGGGAACGACTGGGAACCGCAGAAGCAGTTTAACTATCCGAATCTGCATGAACTGTTTCCGGAATACCGGTTTGAGAACGGACGGAGTTATTTCAATGACGAGGTGATCGGTGAAGGTGGACGCGTATTTGCCGTACCCGGTATGTATTATAATGTCACGACATACGACGTCAGTGGAATGCATCCGAGCAGTATTATTGCGGAGCAGGGATTCGGACCGGTATATACGAAACTGTATCAGGATCTGTATCTGGCGAGAATTGCAATCAAGCATAAGGATTTCGAAGCAGCCGGAAAGATGTTTGATGGGAAGCTGAAGAAATATCTGACGAACAAAGATGACGCGAAGAATCTGAGTACGGCACTGAAGATTGCGCTGAATTCTGTATATGGCATGACGGCGGCGCATTTCAAGAATCGGTTCAGGGATGAACGGAACATCGACAATTGGGTGGCCAAGCGTGGAGCGTGCTTTATTGAGAAGCTGCGACTGGAAGTGACAAAGCTGATCGAGGAGAATCATATCGACGCGAAGGTAATCCATTTGAAGACGGACTCCATCAAGATCGTGAACACGACGCCGGAGATCGAGACATTTATCATGAACTTCGGAAAGAAGTACGGATATTCGTTTGAGATCGAAAGTCACTACGAAAGGATGTGTCTGGTCAACAATGCCGTATATATCGCTATGCGGGCCAAGGACGATCCGAGCTGGCTGGACGAATGCGCTAAGGCAAAGGAGAAAGCGGAAGAGAACGGAACGGTATATCATGAGCCGACGAGATGGACCGCGACCGGAGCACAGTTTGCGCATCCGTTTATATTCAAAAAGCTTTTCAGCAAGGAGAAGATGGACTTTTGGGATTATTGCGAGATCAAAACCGTCCAGACGGCGATGTATCTCGATCTCAATGAGAACTTGCCGGACGTAACGGCGGCCGAGAAGGATCTGGAGAAGCTGAAGAAGCGGTGGAAGACGCTAGCGACTGAAAACACTCGGACAGATATTTCTCAGGAAGACCATGAGAAGATTAATGCCGAGATGGAAGATCTGGCCAAGAATCAGGATGTGCTGGACGAAGCAATTGCCAAAGGCCATAATTATCATTTTGTTGGAAAGGCCGGAAGCTTTGTACCGATTCGTGACGGTTTGGGCGGCGGCATATTGCTGCGTAAAGGAACGAACGGAAAGTATGATTCCGTATCCGGGACGAAAGGATATCGTTGGGTTGAAGCGGAAACAATTGAGAACATTCCGAATGGGAAAGACATGATCGACATGCGATATTACCGGGATCTGGCGGATACAGCGATCGAGGCAATCAGCAAATTCGGCGACTTTGAGATGTTTGTGGCAGGAGAGGATGAGATCATATTACCGGAGGAGAAGATTCAGGAGATGCCGGAGGATGAAGTGGCGCCATGGATGCTCCCCTGCGGAACGGAGCAGTATGCCAACTGTTGCGACTGTCCGAATTTCTCGGACGAGCATTGGGGTTATTGTTGCAAACTGGGTTACAACGTTGATGATGTAATTCATTATTTTCGAAATTAGAATGAAAAGGAGAAACAAAAACAATGAGCAGAATGACTGATAAAATTATGAACGCGAATCATGTGAGCGAATATTCCATCCTGGTAAACGGAAACCTGAACGTGGAGCATGCGGAGATCGTATTTCAGAATTTCGGAGGTCGGCCGACCAATGCGAACCCGGCCGGAGGAAAGCGGACATTTTGTCTGCTGTTGAATGAAGAAATGGCCGAGCGTCTGTGGGAAGACGACTGGAATATTAAGGTGAAAGAGATTAAGGATCAGTATCAGGAAGATGAGAAGACAATGACGGTAAACTGGGAAGAGTATCGGACCCAGTATCGCGGTATTTTTGAGCATGCGCTGATTTATACGGAAATCGTCGTCAGCGAGAACGGGAATCCGCCGAGCACCATTTACAAGGCCAGCGAGTATAATGGCGAGAAGACCGTGGCGAAGGTGCCGGTGGATCATTGGGCAGATCTGGACCGGAGCGTGCTGAATAATATCCGGGTGCTGATCAATCCGTGGAAGCATGGGCGGAACGCCAGAAATCCTGAAGCCAAGAAGGGATATCTGACGACATTGATTTCGCAGGTGCAGCCGATGAGTGAACTGAACATGGGAACAACCTATTCTGACTATCGGGTAGTCGGAGCATAATGCATATCGATTTGCGGCCGCAGCAACGCGAAGCCGTAAACAAACTGCATTCCGGCGCCATCCTCTGGGCGGACGTCGGAACGGGGAAGAGCAGAACGGCCCTCGCATATTTCCTGGAGAAGGAGTGCGAGGGCTCGCTCTTTATTGAGAAAAACGAGGTTGTTTCTTTTAGTCCGAAGGATCTGTATATCATTACAACAGCTCAGAAGCGGGACAAAAAGGAGTGGAACGATGAGGCCCGGCCGTTTGGGATATTTGAGGACGGAAGCGGAATCGGCGGAATTCGTCTGACAGTGGACAGCTGGAACAATATTGGCAAGTATACCGGCGTAAAAGGAGCCTTCTTTATTTTTGATGAGCAGCGGGTTGTCGGCAGTGGAAAGTGGGCACGGTCTTTTCTGAAGATCGCGAAGTTCAACCGATGGATATTGCTGACGGCAACACCGGGCGACACATGGTCGGATTACGCGCCGGTATTTATTGCTAATGGATTTTATTCCAGTTTCAAGGATTTTCGAGACAGTCATGTGATTTGGGAGCGGTGGAGCAAGTATCCGAAGGTAAAGGGATATTATGATGAAGGAATTTTGTTGAAGCATCGAAATAGTCTCCTTGTCCGGATGGAGAACAAAAAGGAGACCGTGCCGCATCACGAGACGATATATCTGGAATGGAATCGGGAGGCTTCCAAGAGAATTATGCGCGATCGGTGGAATCCATATTTGAATCAGCCGATCGTCGATGCCGGCGAGCTTTGCCGCATATTGCGGAAGATCGCCAATGAAGACCCGAGTCGGATGCAGACAGTTAAGGAACTGATTGTAGCGCATCCGAGGGCGATCATATTTTACAACTTTGACTATGAACTGGAGATGTTGCGAACATTGCCGACAGTCGTGGCGGAATGGAACGGCCACAGGCATGAGTCTTTGCCGACAGGGAACCGCTGGGTATATCTGGTTCAGTACAGTGCCGGCGCGGAAGGCTGGAACTGTACAACAACAGACACGATTATTTTCTATTCACAGAATTATTCTTACAAGCTGATGACGCAGGCCGCCGGAAGAATTGACCGGATGAATACACCATTCATTGACCTGTACTATTTTCATCTGTCCAGTCGGAGTCCGATTGATCTGGCGATCGCCAGAGCCCTGAGCAGGAAGAAAAATTTCAATGAAAAGGATTTTGCAGGCTTCTGAAAAATCGCAACAGAAACAAGGCCTATTATAGAGAGAGAGGTAGAATGTGGCCGTTTAGTAACAACACAAACTAATTTCTCTATTTTTCTGCCTGTAAGGTAATAAATCCGGAAGGTCGGGAGAACGGAATGAAAAACGAGAATCGATTCCAATCGCAGCTGATCAAAGAGATCAAAGGGCGGATGCCGGAGTGTTTTGTGCTGAAGAACGATGGCTCGAATATTCCGACCGGCTTTCCGGATTTATTGATTCTGCATAAGGATAAGTGGGGATCGTTGGAATGCAAGAGAGAAGAGAAGGCAGACCGGCGACCGCTGCAGCCATATTATGTGGATCGACTGAATGAGATGTCATTTGCAAGGTTCATCAGCCCTGAGAATAAAGAAGAGGTGCTTCATGAACTTTATCAGACACTCGGAGCTGATTGACGAGCATGCATTTTTAGGGGCAAGCAAGTATTCATGGCTTAACTACGACGATGAACGGCTGAGGGAAGTATATCGGAATGTCCAGGCTGTGCAGCGCGGAACGGAGCTTCATGAATTTGCCAAGAGATGCATCGAACTGAAAATACCGCTGACGAGGATTCGAAAGACGCTGAACATGTATGTGAACGATGCGCTCAAATTCGGGCTTCGTCCGGAGCAACCATTATTTTACTCGCGGAACTGTTTTGGAACAGCGGACGCGATTTCCTTCGATGAACAGGAAAAGTTCTTGCGTATTCATGATTTGAAGACAGGAACCAAGAAAGCGCAGATCGACCAATTACAAATTTACGCAGCATTATTTTGCCTCGAATACAATCAGCTTCCGGACACATTATCGATCGAGCTTCGGATTTATCAGAACGATGAAATTCTGGTCAACAATCCGAGCTCGGACCGGATCGCTGACATAATGCGCAAGATTATTCATTTCGATGAAATAATCGAAAAAATGAAATTGGAGGAATGACCTATGGAACGCCAGGTAAACCGACAACCCAGTTTAGCCATGCTGACGAATATTTCCGATTCGCTCATGGCAATGTCCGAGGAAGAATGGGCCATACGTTATCCTGAATTGGCAGCTTCAGGAGAAACGCTAGCGCACTACGGAACACCTCGACATTCTGGCCGATATCCTTGGGGCTCTGGTGAGAATCCTTATCAGGGCGATTTTAACTTCAAAGCACATGTAAAGAATCTTCGGGATCGCGGGTTATCCAACATGGAGATCGCCAAATCCATGAAGATGAACACGACGCAGCTCCGGGCGAAGATCGATATTGCCTCGGAGAACATGGCGAAGTGGAGAAACGCTCAGATATTCAAGCTGAATGACAAAGGCTACAAGAAAGTTGCTATTGCGAGAGAACTGGGTATTCCGGAATCAACGGTCCGGCATGTTCTTAAGACTTCTGAGACCGTTCGGGCAAATTCTACCCGGGCGATCGCTGATGAGCTGAAAAAAGAACTGGATTCCGGTAAGTTTCTGGATATTGGGCATGGTTGTGAGAACCAGATGCGCATATCCAAGGACAAGCTTCGGCATGCGGTGGCATTGCTGGAGCAGGAAGGCTACAAGATCTCATATCATGAGCAACCACAGATGGGAACCGGAAAATCGACCAGCATGAAGATTCTGGCACCGACCACTGCAACGTGGAAGGATATCGACAATGCCAGAAAGAATGCGGATATTGATTTCCCGGGATTTCACTACGAACACGGCGATTACAATAATCCTCACAAGCTGGAGACGCCGACCTCCGTGGATTCGAAGCGGATTCAGGTTGTTTACGGAGACAAGGGCGGAACTGACAGAGACGGATTGATTGAGCTTCGACGCGGATGCGAGGATCTGAACCTTGGGCGCAATTCATATGCTCAGGTGCGGATCGCTGTGGATGGAAAGGCGTTTGCGAAGGGCGTGGCGGTATATTCGGACGATCTGCCGGATGGTGTGGATATTCGAATCAATACCAACAAGCCTTCCGGAACGCCATTGATTGCACCTAAGGGTCAGGAAGCGGTATTGAAGCCGATGAAGAATGATCCGATCACCAACAATCCGTTCGGCGCATCGATTATTCAGGATGATGAGAAGCTGCGTTATTTCCAGACGCATTACACAGGCAAGGACGGCAAAGAGCATCTTTCCGCACTGAATATTGTGAATGAGCAGGGAACCTGGGACGAATGGAACAGAACCTTGTCTTCTCAATTTTTGGCGAAGCAGACCATTCCGCTGGCTAAGCGGCAGCTTAATCTGGATGCCAGAATGCGAAAGGATGATTTTGAGGAAATCAAAACGATCAGCAATCCGGTTGTTCGAAAGAATCAATTGGAGTCGTTTGCTGATGAATGTGATTCGGCTGCTGTTCATTTAAAGGCAGCTGCACTTCCTCGTCAGGCGGCGCAGTTGATTCTTCCATTTCCTAAAATGAAGGAAGACGAGATCTATGCGCCTAATTTTCATGACGGAGAAAAGGTTGTGCTAGTTCGTTTTCCTCACGCTGGCCGGTTCGAACTGGCAGAGCTGACTGTCAATAATCGATATAAGGAAGCACAGAAGGTTATTGGCGGCAGTGATCCGACCGTTAAGCGTGACGCTGTCGGTATTAATCCGAAGGTTGCTGAGAAATTGTCCGGTGCTGATTTTGATGGTGACACGGTGCTGGTTATTCCAAACGATAAGGGATATGTGAAGACATATCATTCCTTGAAGCAGCTGGATGGATGGGCGGATGAACTGAGGACAAGATATAAACGATCGCCTGATTCGAAATATCCACAGATGACGCCTCAGGAAAAAGGCATGCAGATGGGATTGGTATCAAATTTGATTACTGACATGACCATCAAGGGTGCTCCTGAGTCAGAGCTGGCCAGAGCAGTAAGGCATTCAATGGTTGTTATTGATGCTGAGAAGCATGATCTGGATTGGCGACAATCTGCACAGGATCATAATATTGCTCAGCTATACTTGAAATGGCAGGGCAAAGCCAGAGGTGGTGCATCGACGCTTATTTCACAAGCGTCCGGCGAGAAAGATGTTCCGCATCGCAAAGCTGGCAAAAGAGATATTGACCCGGTGACTGGAAAGTTCCGGGTTTTTTATATTGATCCGAAAACAGGTGCCAAATTGTGGACCAATACAGGTAAGACCAGATGGTCGCCGGTACTGAAGGATAAATTGGACGACACCGGCAATCCTATTTTTGATCCAAAGACTAAACAGAAAATCAAAGAGAACGTATTAGATGAAAACGGGAACAAGATTTATAAAAAGGTTCCCAGGACTATTAAATCTCAGAAGATGTATGAAGTATCCGACGCTATGGAGTTATCTTCAGGCACTCGGATGGAAGCTATTTATGGAGAATATGCAAACGAGATGAAGGCGTTGGCAAATCGTGCCCGACTTGAAGCTTCTCATATTCTGCCATATAAACAGAACGCATCTGCAAAGCAGACATATTTGAAGGAGATCAAGGAACTTGATATTGCACTGGCCGAAGCTAAACAGAACGCTCCGCTCGAAAGAAAGGCGCAGATGTTGGCAAACAAATTCTTCAACATGAAGAAGGCGGAAAATCCAGAGCTGGCATATGATAAAGATAAAATTAAGAAGGTCAAGAGCCAGTGCATGGAAGAAGCGCGATATCGTGTTGGTGCAGGCAAGAAACAGATCAAGATTACCGATCGTCAATGGGAAGCTATTCAGGCTGGCGCTATATCTTCCAACAAACTGACGGAAATTTTGAAGAATACCGACTCAGATGCATTGAAGAAGCGCGCTTTACCGAGAACACCGAAAGGTATATCTCCCGCAAAGATCACAACAGCCAGAATGCGCCTGGACAACGGTTATTCTCCTGACGAAGTGGCCAAGAGTCTTGGCGTTTCGATCTCTACGCTTTACAGAGCACTCGACATGAGCGGTAAAGGAGGTGACGATGCTGTATGATGGATATTCTTCTGACAACAAAAGACAACAAATTCAATCCATTTACCGAATACGACGACTGGAAGAACTTTGATGAAGAGACGAAGCATTATTATACTGAAGCATATGTTGCACGCGTCGTTGCCGAGCTTGCTTTTCAGGTTCGATCCCTCATCGAAGGTGAGATCAGCGATGCCGAACTCGATGCGCTGCGCTTGCAGGCATACGATGAGATCATCAAGTACAACGATGAACTTGGCTATGACATCTACGTCAAGGTTTCAAGAGATGGGAAAAGAATAAATGATACTCCCTCCCGGTACCTGGACGCATTGCGGGTGCCTGCCTGACGATAACAGACACCGGGGGAGGGGGTCCCAGAACAGCCCCCACCCCCTTGCATCGCCGCCCTCTTCCAAAATTCTCCGGGGGTGGTTTTCGGGGACACTTTTGGCAGGGATATCGAGGTCGCGGTCGTTTCATAGGTCCTCCGTCTGCAGGTTAGGGTTGGCCTGCAGTGACCAGTCAGCTGCCTTCTCTTCATGACAATCACCTCCTGTCATATATTCGCCCTCGGTATCTCTACCAAAAGTGTCCCCGATTCCTTTACAACTCTGATAAAACTGAAAGAAGCTCACAGCAAAGGAGGTGAGACTTTATGGCAAAAACCAAGAAACTGACTGACGAAACCGTGTATGAGCAGTCTTCCGCCCTGACGGACAGCGGACGCAGCAAGCAGATTGCTGCCTATGCCCTAGATCTGGCTGAAGAGCGGATTCGGAATGGCACTGCATCCAATCAACTGATTGTCAAATTCCTGGATTGCATCGGATTCGGCGAAAAGGAACAGCTGCAGATCCGAAAACTGAGAGAAGAGATCAAGTTGGCTGAGGCAAAGACGGAAGCCTACAGAAGTGCCAAGAATACGGAAGCTTTGTACGCGGAAGCGATCGAAGCCATGAAGCGCTACACTCCTCAGTGGAAAGAATAATGAGAACATACACGGAACTGATTCAGCTACCCACTTTCAAAGAACGTTACGAGTATCTGCGACTGGGCGGCTATGTTGGCAAAGATACATTCGGATTCGACAGGTATTTGAATCAACGGTTCTATCACTCCGCGGAATGGAAGCGGATCCGCCGCGATGTGATCATCCGGGACGAAGGCCGAGATCTGGCGATGCCCGGATACGAGATTCAAAATGGAATCTACATTCATCACATGAATCCAATTGGCCAGAAGGACGTTCAGGAAGCGACAGCGTTCCTGTTAAATCCGGAATATCTGATCTGTGTTACATTCAATACCCATCAGGCCATCCACTACGGGGACGCATCGCTGTTGCCTGCACTTCCTGTGGAACGGCGGCCTGGAGACACGAACCTGTGGTAGCAAACCAAACAAGGTTCGTTCTTTTTGTTCCCGAAAAAATTGACCGAAAGGAGGGGCTGCCCGATGATTGAGAAAGAAGGCATTCTGCTCAGCATCAAAAAACTTCTGAACATTGACGTGGCGGATCGCGCTTTTGATTCGGACATCGTGTTTCTGATCAATGGCGAGTTCATGGTGCTCCAGCAACTGGGGATCGGCCCCGAGGAAGGTTTTGCGCTGAATGAGGATGACGCATATCGCGTATGCTGGACGGACTTCTTTGATGATCCAAGAATAATCGACGCAGTCAAGACCTTTGTTTATATGCGGGTACGGATGATCTTTGATCCTCCTGCCTCTTCTGTCGTCGCAGATGCCATCAACAGCAGGATCGCTGAAACGGAATGGCGTCTGAACGTGTGGGCAGAACAAAAAGCAGGAGGTGATGAGACGTGAAATATTATGCGGTAACGGATGACCCGAATGAGCTGATGCACTACGGCCGCAAGGGTATGAAGTGGGGTCAGCACATCTTTGGCGACAAGCCTCGAAGCGCTGCCTATCGCAGAGCCAGCAGCAAGTTGAGTCGTTCCATGAGAAATGGAATCGCCAAGGCCAAAGCGAACTGGGCCAGAAAGCATTCTCCGACGGTTCTCCGCGCAAAGGCAAAAGCCAAGGCCGTAAAGCAGCAGGCGAGAGCGGCGCGTAAAGAAGAAAAGTTCATGAAAAAGGCAATCCAGCGGGCCAGAGAAGGACGCCTGCGTTACGGTAAGTTAACGGATGAGCAGGTTCGTCGTGTAACGGAGCGCCTGGCACTGGAACGGAACGCCAGACAGTTGGGGAGCACCGAAAAGCCGAAGTTCAAGACGCGTCTCAAAGAGGCCGTCCAGGAAGGTATGCTGCAGGGCGCGACGCGTGGTGGTGCGGCTTATATCGAAGAACGCTGGAGAGCCAAGGGCAAATATGCCGCTCAGAAGAAGTACGGTGAGAAGATCGCTAAAGCGGAAGCCAGGGCTCAAAATAAGAAGAACCGAGCAATTGAGAAAGCCGATTATAAAGCCGAAAGAAAGAACGCCTGGAAGGAAGCCAAACTTGAACAGGATCAGGAGTTCTATAAGCAGAAAGCCGCGAGTGGCGAACGGCGAAGTATTACAGAACTTGGGAAGAATCCGATGGCTGCTCGTGTGCGTAGAAAGCATCTTGCAGAACAGAGAAAGCTTGAAGCCGCCAACAAGGAAAAGAAAGAGATTCAGGCGAAGGCTCGTGAACGGTATATTCTCGGCGATAAAGGCGAAAGTAAGCGTGCTATTGAAAGATATAACTCTGTGTACCAGGAGAAAAAGAGGAATACTTCCAATAAACTGCCAGGCTATAAAGTACGATTGACGGATTTGAAGGAATCTAAGGGTGAGTCTGCCGATAAACGGATCAATCAATGGCAGGCAGATCAGAATGCCGCTGTTTATCGAATTTATAGAGGTTCTAATCGCCCATTTATTCGCGGTCGTAAGAACAAAGGTAGTTCGCTTAAAGGATGATCTATCTTAGCAATACAGCCACGCCGAGATATTATGCACAGTTTCGGGATGACGTTTTGAGCGGACGGATTGAGATCTGCCATCAGGTTGCGCAGGAAATGCTTCGGATCGATGATCTGATCGAAAGTCCGGAGTATTACTATAATCCGCAGCCGGTGGAAGCTTTTATTGATTACTGCGAAGGCGAGATGACGCTGACGGACGGAAGCGATCTGCATCTGCTGCCTTCTTTTAAACTGTGGGCCGAACAGGTCTTTGGATGGTATCACTATATTCCGAAGCAGGTACCTGTGGTGGAGCCGGATGGATACAGTGTGCATTATGAGTATCGTGAAGTGCTGGACCGACTGATCAAGAAACAGTTTCTGATTGTTGGACGAGGCGCAGCGAAATCTCTGTATGCTAGCTGTATTCAGAGCTTCTTTCTGAACATGGATCAGGAGACGACCGACCAGATCGTGACGGCTCCGACGATTCGACAGTCAGACGAAACTATGGGACCGATCCGAACAGCGATCACCAGGGCGCGAGGCCCGATGTTTAAATTCCTGACCGAGGGAAGCATTCAGAACACAACAGGATCCAAGGCGGACCGGGTGAAACTGGCTTCCACGAAACTGGGAATACAGAATTTTATCAACGGGTCGATTATCGAATCCCGGCCAATGTCAATTGACAAGCTGCAGGGACTCCGACCCAAAGTCGCGACGATTGACGAATGGCTGTCGGGGGATATCCGCGAAGACGTCATCGGCGCGATTGAACAGGGTGCCTCAAAGTTGGATGACTACTTTATTCTGGCTACCAGCTCAGAGGGAACTGTTCGGAACGCCGCCGGGGACGACATCAAAATGGAAATCACAAAGATCCTCAACGGCGAATACAGAGCTCCGCATGTTAGCATCTGGTATTATCGGCTGGATGATCCCAAAGAGGTTGCGGACATCGACATGTGGATCAAGGCAAATCCAAACCTGGGAAAGACCGTCAGTTATGATGCGTATCAGCGGGACGTGGAGAAGATGGAAGCTGCTCCGGCAACGCGAAATGATACGCTGGCGAAGCGGTTTGGTATCCCGGTTGAAGGATACACTTATTTCTTTACTTATGAGGAGACGATTCCCCAGTTCCACCGGGAATTCTGGAACATGCCCTGTGCGATGGGTGTTGACCTTTCGCGTGGTGATGACTTCTGTGCCTTTACCTTCCTTTTCCCGATCGGTGACGGATCGTTTGGCGTGAAGACCCGGTGCTATATCTCCGAAAACACATTTGTGAATCTTCCGGCAGCGACCCGGATCAAGTACGAGGAGTTCCTGAAGGAAGACAGCCTGGTGGTCATGAACGGACCGATTCTGGATATGATGGACGTATATGATGAGCTTGACAGATATATCATCGAGCACAAGTACGACGTTCGCTGTATCGGATTTGACCCGTACAACGCCAAGGACTTTGTTGAACGGTGGGAACGGGAAAACGGACCGTTCGGGATCGTGAAGGTGATTCAGGGTGCGCGGACAGAAAGCGTTCCGCTTGGCGAGTTGAAGAAGCTGGCCATGGATCGGATGCTGCTGTTTGACCAGGAGATCATGAAATTTACAATGGGGAACTGCATTATTTCAGAGGATTCTAATGGGAACCGAAAACTGACAAAGCAGCGGAAAGAGCAGAAGATTGACTCAGTGGCCGCCATGATGGACGCCCTTGTCAGCTATAAGCAGAACCGTGATGCTTTTGAATAGGAGGAAATCAAAATGAGTGAATATTATGCGGTACAGCGCTCCGATGAATATCTTGAGCATTATGGCATTAAAGGTATGAAGTGGGGCGTTCGGAAAGCCAGAGCTTCAGGTAACAGTCGGGCATTGGGCAGACAGTATCGGAAAGCTCAGAAGAAGCTGGCTAAGCTTGAGAAGCGGGCGGCTAACGGAAAGAAGTACGCAAAGAGGGCCGCTGCCTATGGCGCTGCTGCGGCTGCCGCTGGTGGACTTGCTGCGGTTGGTACTGGCGGTGTCTCCAGGCTGCTTCGTAGAGGCGGGTCCGCCGTTGCTCAGGGGAATCGAATCATCGGCAGAGGTATGAGCAAACTGGGTAATGCTGCTTATGAATTCGGCAGAACACCTGGCGGACGTAATACCAAGCTTAAGAAGATGGCCACTCGTTATGGTAAAGCAGTCGATCGTGCTGGTCAGGCTGTTGCAGGAACTGCAGGAGCCGTGACAAAGGGTGCTCGCGGAGCAGCAAATGCTGTTGTTAAGTGGGGAAATAATTCCCAACTGACAAATTCTGTAGCGGATCGTCTCGGTAAGATTGCCAGCGCAAACAATGCTAACAGCATTGTTCGGAAATATGCCGGGCAGGGTGCCAGTGCGCTTAAGGGCGTTTCTAACAATACGCTGGCTCGTGTTGGCGCAGGCGCGCTTGGTGCCGGCCTTGGTGTTGCTGCTGCTCGGAATGCTTATCGTGCGGCGACTACCAAGCGTGCTGCCAAGAAGGCTGCTCAGTTCCGAAGTGAGATGAATAAAGCTTTCGCCGGGACACAGTATGCCAATGACGGAACGAATCGGCAGGGTAAGAAGCGTCGGAAGCGTTCTTAAGTTATCGCCCAAGAAAAGCGAATAATGTTGAAAAGACGCCTGTGTAGAAAGAGCCGATGAATATTGCTGATAAAACGGCGAATATTAACTCGACTACAAGAAAACGCCAGATTATTCCAAATAAAATACTTAAACCACCAGGACCTTCTCCGTTTTTATCTTTTCGTACTGCCCTGGTACTACTTACGATAGTCCATACAAACGCAATGACGAAAGCAATTATATCACCCATAGAAATCATCAACTCCTTAAAAGGCTATCAGGGCCTCGCGCCCGTGTGATGAGATACCCGTATCATATCACATTTCTTTCAAAATGAAAATATGTAAGCAATTGAGGTGATGAGATGCCCTCATTTGGTAAACGGCTCCAGCATGCCTGGAATGCCTTTCGGAACAATCGGGATCCTACGGAGGCTGGCGTTAAAGTCGCGACGCTTGGCTATTCCAGCTCCAACCGGCCAGACCGACCCAGGCTGACACGGGGAAATGAGCGAAGCATTATCACAGCAATTTATAACCGGATTGCTGTGGACGCGGCGGCCGTTCAGATCCGGCATGTACGGCTGGATGAAAATGAACGGTATATGGAAACCATTCAGAGCGGACTGAATAACTGCCTGACGCTGGACGCGAACACAGACCAGACGGGACGGCAGTTTATTCAGGATGCCGTGATGAGCATGTTCGATGAGGGCTGCGTCGCCATCGTTCCGACAGATACGGATTTTAATCCGAATATTACCGGCGGATACGATATTCTGAGTCTGCGGACGGGAAAGGTGACCCAGTGGCGGCCGGACGAGATCAAGGTGTTGCTGTACAATGAGAGCAAGGGAGTCAAGGAAGAGATCGTCGTTCCTAAGAAGATGGCGGCGATTGTTGAGAATCCCTTCTACGCCGTGATGAACGAGCCGAGCTCGACACTGCAGCGGCTGATCCGAAAGTTAAACCTGAAGGACCAGATTGACGAAATGTCCGGCGCGAATAAGCTGGATATGATCATTCAGCTGCCGTACACGATCAAGACAGAAAGCCGGCAGATCGAAGCGGACAAGCGGCTGAAGAAGATCGAGGAGCAGCTGAGCAAGGGCAAGTACGGCATTGCGTATACCGACGCCACCGAAAAGGTGACCCAGCTGAACCGCAGCCTTGAGAACAATCTGCTAGAACAGATCCGTGATCTGACAGCGCAGCTGTACGGCCAGCTCGGTCTGACCGAAGAGATTATCAACGGTACGGCAGACGAGAAGACCATGCTCAATTACTATAACCGAACCATCGAACCGATCCTGGCAGCTCTGTGCGATGAAATGCAGCGGAAATTCCTGACGAAGACCGCCCGTACACAGAGACAGGCCATTATGTATTTCCAGGACCACTTCAAACTGGTGCCTGTTAATAATATTGCGGACATCGCGGACAAGTTTACCCGGAACGAGATTCTGACGGCGAACGAGATCCGCTCGATTCTGGGCATACGGCCGAGCGACGATCCCAAAGCGGACGAGCTCAGGAACAGCAATATGCCCATCCAGGATCAGGAACAGACTGCAGAAGCTCCGGTAGATCCGGAGGAGCTGGAAAAAGCCAGAAAGGAATTACTCCAGGCCGGCCTGAACGAACAGGATCTCAGTGAGTTAACTGATAACGAGATTGTCGAACTCGCTGAACAATACCGGAACGGTACCCTGGATGAGGAACCGGAGGAGCCGCCTGAACAGGTTCGGAGCGGTTAAAACGAAACCGGAAGTGCTCATGACACTCCCGGCTTTTCTTATGTCATGATTTTCTGCGGACACAGTACAGATGCATATCCATGACTGTTCACCTCCTTTGTGTGAGAGGAGGCAATACTGGTGAAACCGTATGGGACAGTTTCGCCTGAATTGTATCATGGTGAATCACATCTGTCAAAAAATCAAAATGGAGATCAACAATCCCTCAAGGGAGGAAAACAGGATGAAAGACAGACCATATGACATTGCCGGCTACGTGACAAAGAACGACGTTCTCTGCAGCGATGGCCGGATTATTCGTCAGAACGCTTTCATCGACAACGACGGCGAAGAGGTGCCGATGGTTTACCAGCACAATCACAGCGATCCGGAGAACATCCTGGGTCATGCACGGCTGGAAAACCGGAAGGACGGCGTTTACGGATACTGCTGGTTCAATAAGAATCCGAAGGCGCAGGCCATGAAGGAAGCCGTTGCCAATGGCGATATCAAAGCGTTTTCTATTTTTGCCAATCAGCTGAAACAGCGCGGAAGCGAAGTCATTCACGGCATGATCCGGGAGGTTTCGCTGGTTCTGTCCCCCGCCAACAAGGGCGCTCGGATTGAGAACCTGAATTTCGCGCACAGCGACGGAACGTATGAAGTCGATGATGAAGAGGCCCGCATCTACACTGACGATCAGGAGATCGAGGTTTATCACGACGGAATGGAAGAAGACGAGGAGGATATATTGATGGAAAAGGAACTGGATATTCAGGCCGTGCTGGATGGTATGGATGAAGATCAGCAGGCAGTTGTCCGTGCTTTTTATGAGCAGGGTCAGATCGATGCTCTGGAAGATCTGGAGCACAGTGAAGACGATGATGAAGAGTACGAGGATGATGAAGACGAAGACGATGACGAAGACTTCGACGACGAGGAAGAAGCCGACGAAGATGACGAAATCGAACATTCTGATATGAAAGGAAACAGAAATATGAAGAAGAACGTGTTTGACGGCAGCATGGACGAACAGCAGAATAATACCCTGAGCCATGCGGAACTCGATACCATTTTCAGCGATGCGAAGCGGCTGGGCAGCCTGAAGGAATCCGTGCTGAGTCATGCGGAAGATTACGGCATTGATCAGATTGACTGGCTGTTCCCGGAATACAAGAACAATAATAATCCGCCCGAGTTCATCAAGCGTGGCCAGGAATGGGTGCAGAAGGTTATGAACGGCGTGCATAATGTCCGGTTTACCCGGGTTAAGAGCATGTTCGCCGACATCACCGAGGACGAAGCTCGTGCGCTGGGTTATATCAAGGGTAACCGGAAGAAGGAAGAAGTGTTCACGCTGCTCAAGCGGACCACCGATCCTCAGACCATCTACAAGAAGCAGAAGCTGGATCGTGACGACGTGATCGATATCACCGATTTCGACGTTGTGTCCTGGCTGAAGGGCGAAATGCGGATGATGCTGGATGAGGAAATCGCCCGTGCGATCCTGATCGGCGACGGCCGTCCCACCAGCTCCGACGACAGCATTTCTCAGCAGCATGTCCGCTCCATTTGGAAGGATGATGACCTGTTTACTGTGAAGGTGGCTGTTTCCGCTGAGAACAACGTGGCTCCGGCGAAGACCCTTATCAAGCAGATCATCTATAACCGGATGCTGTATAAGGGTTCCGGAAATCCGACCCTGTTCACTACCGAATCCGTGCTGAGCCAGATGCTGCTGCTTGAGGACGGCATTGGTCATTTCCTGTATCCGAACAAGGACAGTCTGGCGACCATGCTGCGTGTTGCGGATATCGTGACCGTGCCCGTGTTCGAAGTGGCCGGTACCCGGACGGAGACTTCCGGCTCCAGCGCGACCCAGTATGATCTGCTGGCCTTGATGGTCAACCTGAACGATTATCAGGTCGGCGCGGATAATGGTGGCAGTGTCAATATGTTTGATGACTTTGATATCGATTACAACCAGCAGAAGTATCTGATTGAAACCCGGATCTCCGGTGCGCTGGTGAAGCCCTTCTCCGCCCTGGCGTTTGAAGCAGTTCACAGTGACAATCCGTTCATCCCGATCGATCCGTCCATGCCTTCGAAACCCTGGGCCAAGAAGGGCGGCAGCGTCTATCCGCAGCCCACTGAAACCACCGGCAACGACGACGAACCCTAATGAGGTGATCGGATGGCCAGATTCAGCGGAATGATCGGGTTCCTGAGAACGGAAGAAACCGATCCGGAGAACCATCCCGGTGTATATAATGAGGTGCTGAAGGAAAAACGGTACTTCGGCGATGTGTTGAGCAACAGTCGGCGCTGGGATCAAAATGGAAATTTCAACGAAGATCTGGCGATCAATAACCGTATCAGCGTAGTGGCCGATACATTTGCGAAGGCAAATCTCGGCGCCATGCGCTATGTGAGATGGCTCGGGGATACATGGAAGATCACCAACGTGGAGATCCAGTATCCCCGGATCATCATCACGATCGGAGGGCAGTATCATGAGCCAGAGAAGAGTTGAGTTGCAGCGGCTGCTGGAAGGCATGCTCGGAACACGAAACGTTTATTTCCAGCCGCCGACCGGACTGAAGTTAAAGTATCCATGCATTGTTTACAATCTGGATACCGCGGACGATGTTCACGCGGATGACTTGATTTATCGAAGGCTATATCAGTACAGCCTGACCTATATCACCAAAAACCCGGAGGATCCGATGCGGGATGAGATTGATAATTTACGGTACTGCCGGTTTAATCGGTTCTTCGCATCGGATAATCTGAATCATTTTGTGTACACTCTCTATTTTTGATTAGGAGGAAAATATTATGGCTAAACTCGTATGGGACCAGACCGGTTATCGTGAGTTTGAATCCGGCGTCCGTAATGTCGTTCTTTTTCCGATGGGCACCAATGGCTATTCGCAGGGTGTTGCATGGAACGGCGTGACCGGTATCGATGAGAACCCCGGCGGAGCGGATGTTACCGATCTGTTTGCGGACGACATCAAGTACGCCAGCCTGCGGGCTGCTGAAACCTTTGGCTGCACGATTTCCGCATTTACCTATCCGGATGAATGGAACGAGTGCGATGGCAGCGAAGAAGCCGCGACGGGCGTGTTTATTGGACAGCAGCCCCGGAAAGCCTTCGGTCTGGCTTATCGGACTGCGATCGGCGATGACCAGCATCCCGGCATGGACAAGGGCTATAAGATCCATCTGATTTACAACTGCACCGCTTCTCCTTCCGCGAGGAGCTATGCGACCATTAACGATAATCCCGACGCGATCACCTTCAGCTGGGAAGCGACGTCTACCCCTGTGGCCTGCACCGGCAAGAAGGCAGTTTCTACGATCGTCATCGACAGCACCAAGGCGGATCCCGATGATCTGGCGGCGCTGGAAGCGGAGTTGTATGGCGGAGATTCCACTGAGTCGACTCTGCCGAGTCCGGACGACGTGCTGGATAAGTTCAAGTAATTCCTGATTGAGCACATCAAATGGTTAAGTGAGCCGGTCCCTCAGAGGAAGGCGGGAATCGCATACGACGGTGGGGTCGTATGCTTTTTTGATCTGAAAGGAGCATAAGGAGCCATGCTGAAAAAGCTGATTAAATATACCGATTACAACGGAAAAGAAAGAAGCGAAAATTTCTATTTCTATCTTAGCAAGGCAGAACTGATGGAAATGGAGCTGGGAACAGTTGGCGGCATGCAGAACCTGATCCAGCTGATTATTGATAAACAGGACATTCCGGAAATCATCAAGGCTTTCAAGATGATTATTCTCAAGGCTTACGGCGAAAAGAGCGCGGACGGTGTCCGGTTCATTAAGAGCGAGGAACTGAGTAATGCGTTCACGCAGACGGAAGCCTATTCGGTGCTGTTCATGGAACTGATTTCCAACGCGGATGCTGCGGCGGCGTTTATTAACGGAATCGTTCCGGATGATCTGGCCCGTAAAGAAGAACCAGAAGATGCGGCAGTTTCCGAAGAGAAAAAGGAAGCCACCGCTGAAACGACAGAAGACGGAAACATTCACCTGCTTGGTAAGCAGGGATAAATACATGGAAAGAGGTCAGAAGAGATGCTTCAGCTGGTTGTGGCAGAGAGAGAAGAAACGGAAATGTACGATGAGGCACTTGGGCAATTCGTATACTTTCCTGGACATAAAGCGTTCACCCTTCAGCTGGAGCACTCTCTGATCTCCCTGAGCCGATGGGAATCAAAATGGAAGAAACCTTTCCTGAGCAATAAGGATCCCCTGACAAGTGAAGAGTTGATCGACTATATTCGATGCATGACGATCAATCAGAACGTGGATGATGACGCGTATAAGTATATTGGCATGGATGAACTGAAGAAGATTCAGGATTATATTCAGGATCCTCATACGGCGACAACAATCCACGACAGAAGAAAGCTGCCCCAACGGCAGGAGACGATTACCAGCGAGTTGATTTATTACTGGATGATCGAATGCGGGATTCCGCAGGCCTATGAGAAATGGCATCTGAACAGGCTGCTGACGTTGATCAAGATCTGCAATATTAAGCAGAGCCCGGACAGAAAGATGAGCCGGCAGAGCGTATATCAGCAGAATCGGGAACTGAATGCCATGCGGAGGGCCAAACTTCACAGCCGGGGGTAACAGGCGATGAAGGTTAATTTCACACACAAAGGAAATTTCAATCATTTGGAACGATTTCTGGCCAAAGCCGTCAAGATCAAGCCGGTCATCAACATGATTCTACATAAGTATGGCAGAAAAGGTGTTGAAGCGCTTGCTGCTGCGACTCCTCGGGACAGCGGAAAGACCGCCGACAGCTGGAGCTATGAGATCATTGAAGAAGGCAACAGCAGCAAGATCGTATGGAAGAACAGCAATATCCATGACGGCGTGGTGATCGCATTGTTGCTGCAATACGGACACGGAACTGGAACCGGAGGGTATGTTCAGGGAACAGATTATATCAATCCTGCCGTAGAAGGAATCTTCCGGCAGATGGCGGATGACGCATGGAAGGAGGTTACTTCGTAAATGGCGAACAACGTAGACGAACGGATCGTAGAGGCGAAATTTGACGCCAGCGATTTCGAAAGAGGCGTGAACAAAACTGTCAAAAAGCTGGATGAGCTGAAGCAGTCGCTGAATCTGAAGGACTCCGGAAAGAGCGTTACCGAATTTGCCGAAAAGACTTCCCAGGGAATGGAGAAGGCCAGCGGTGCTCTGGAGAAGCTGGAGAACCGGATGACGACCTTCAAGGGAATGATCAAGCAGCAGATCCTTGGCGGACTGGCTCAGGAGATCAGCGGAACATTTCTGAAGATTGAACGGAGCTTTTCGAATTTTGTCCGGTCGTTGAGCACCGGGCAGATCGCCTCCGGTCTGAATAAATATACGGAGATTCTGAACTCCGTCCGTACAATGACCGCATCGGGTGTGGAAGAGAGCGCGGCATATGAGGCGGTCAAACGTCTGGGTGATTATTCAGACCAGACGTCATATTCTCTGAGCCAAATGACCAGCGGCATGAGCAAGCTGGTTGCGGCAGGCATGAAGCTGGATCAGGCAGAAAAGAGCATGGAAGGCCTGGCAAACATGTGCGCTTCCGCAGGCGTCAATATTTATGAAGCACAGCGGGCTTTTCTGAACTTTTCTCAGGCATATTCTAGCGGCAGCATGCGGATTCAGGACTGGATGAGCTTTGAAAACCTGAACATGGCAACCGAGCCCGTCATGAAGATTTTTATGCAGGCGGCTGAGGAAGTCGGCAACTTGACGAAGTCCGTTGACAAGAATGGTAAGGAAGTTTACAAGACGACCAACAAAGTTAATAAGGCGATCAAGTCTGGGCAGACAGTCGCTACGAGCGGCTTTCGGGATACGTTGAGCTTCAAGTGGCTGGATAAGAAGGCGATGGAGCGGGCAACGGCGGTTCTGTCATATTTCGAGGATCTGAACGTCAATCTGGAAGAACTGACTGATGAAGATCTGAAGAGTTTCGCGGCCAAAGCATTTCAGGCGGCGAAGGAAGCCAGAAGCTT